AGCTCCTGCCGTTTGGCTTCAAGTACCAGCGCATCACAATCACACCCGACGAGGCGCAGTTTATCGAGACGCGCAAGTTCCAAGCGGAAGAGATTTGCCGCATCTACAGCGTGCCACCTTCGCTTGTCCAACTGCCATCACAGACGACGTTCAACAACGTGGAGCAGCAGAACTTGCAGTTTGCTCGTCACACGATTGTGCCCTGGACAAAGCGCATTGAGCAGGAGATTAACCGCAAGCTCATCCAATCGTTTGAGCGCCCTGAGATTTACGCGAGGTTTGACCTCAATGACCTGTACCGAGGCGACATGAGTGCACGCGCCAATTTCTACCAGCAGATGCTGCAGAGTGGCGTTATGAGTATCAACGAGGTGCGAGGTAAGGAGAGTTTGAACCCAGTAGACGGTGGCGACGTCCACACCGTGCAGATTAACCAAATCGCCTTGGATCGCCTAGGCGAGTATTCAGATAAAGTATCCAGCGATGGAAATCAAGCAACAGTATAAGGACGCTGAAAAGCGTACGATGGGCACCGTCGAGGTGCGCGAGGCTGAAGGCGAGGAGATGGTTCTGGAAGGCTATGCCGCTGTATTCAACAGCGAGACTGACCTAGGCCATTTCCGCGAAGTCATCAAGCCAGGCGCTTTTGATGACGTCATGACCAATGACGTGCGAGCGCTCATCAACCACGATCCGAACCTTGTGCTCGGACGTACCACAAACGGCACGCTGACCCTTGAGCAGGACGAGCGCGGACTGAAGTACCGCGTGAAGCTAGGAGGCCAGCAGTATGCCAAAGACTTCTATGAAAGCGTAAAGCGAGGCGACATCAGTCAGTCCTCGTTTGCCTTTACCATCGACAAGCAGTCATGGAATGAGGAGCGCACTGTGCGTAGCGTTGACAAGGTGCGGCAGTTGTTGGACGTGTCACCTGTGACCTATCCAGCATACGCAGCCGCCACGGTGCAGGCGCGTGACCTACAGCCTGAAATCGAACAGGTCGCAGCTCCTGCGCCCGAAGCAGATACAGATTCTCACAAAAACCCTCAACCCTCAACCATGAATCTCAACGAGATGAAGGCGACCCGTGCCAAGCACGCAGATCGCTTTGAAGCGTTGGTCAACCTCGCGGAACAAGAAAACCGCGACTGGACCAACAACGAACAAGAAGAGGCCGACCTTTGCAAGCGCGAAGTGGAGCGTCTCGACGGAAAGATTGCACGACGTGCAGCTCACGAAGACATGATTGCTCGCCAGGCTCAGATGGGCGGTAGCACCGTCTCTGAGTCCAAGGAAATCAACAAGATTAACCGCTCTTTCAGCCTCGCCCGTGCTGTACAAGCTGCATCCTTTGGCAAGTCGCTGGAAGGCGCAGAAGCTGAATGGGCGCAAGAAGCCTCACGCGAATTCCAGTCGCGCGGCTTGCAGATGAGCGGCCAGATTGGTATTCCTGGCTCGGCTTTGTTCCGTGCTGGTGCAGCCGATGACTTCCAAGCTGTTTCAGGTGATGGCTCTGGATTCGTTCCTACCAACGTGCCAGGCGTCATCGATGCCCTCCGCGCTCCAACTTTGGCCGAGCGTATTGGCACCACTGTCATCAACAACGCTACTGGCAACCTCAAGTTTCCACGGGTTTCTGTGAAAGCCGCAGGTACTGGTGCAACCGAAGTTGAGGCGAACTCAAACTCAGGCTTGGAACTCGACGAGGTGACGTTGACGCCCGAACGCGTATCTGCCAAGACGTTGTACTCTAAGCAACTCATCCTTCAGGGTGGTGCGCAAGTCGACGCCATGATTAGCCGCGAGTTGGCTGCAGCTATGAACGCCTACGTTGACACCGACTTCTTCGACGCGGCAGCAGCAGGCGCAGGTTACAAGATTGACACAGGTTCTGACGCTGGAGTGACCGACACTACTTTGGCTCCTGCAAACATCTTCGCGATGGAGCAGAACGTTTTGGCCGCTGGTGGTGACTTTGGTAAGTGCGTGTGGGTCATGTCGCCTAAGGGCTGGGAAATTTCTCGCGACTTGGCAACAGTGGCTGCTGTCTCTGCCATGTGGGAGAACAACCAGTTTGACGGATTTCCTGCCTACGCCACTCCTTACTTGACTAACGCGGCATCTACAAGCGAAGGCCGCTTGTTGTTTGGTGACTTCAGCGCTGGTATGATCCTCGCCTTCTTTGGTGGTATCGACCTGCTTGTTGACCCATACAGCAACGCAGGCACTGCACAGATTGCTTTGCACGTGAACAAGTTCTACGACAAGGCCGTGCGCCAGTCAGGAGCTTTGGCTTCAATCATTGACGCAGCCTAACAACTAAACGATGGAAGCCTGGCAATAGGGCTGGGCTTCCTTTTTTCTCTCACTCATGAACGTTATACGTCCAGCATATCCGACTAGCACTTCCATCGTGTCGCTTGCAGACATGAAGGAGTTTTTGCGCGTAGATCACGACGACGAGGACACGACCATCACAGCTCTCCTCGATACGGCTGTAGCGCACGTGAGTGATTACACGAACAGGCACATAGGTACGGCAACAAACGCCACCTTCTACCTGTCGCATTGGCGCCCAGCGGCATTGGCATTTGGCCCTGTCGTTAGCGTCAGCCAAGTCGTCTATGACGACACCTCAGGCACACAGCAAACCCTCGACACCTCGAAGTGGTATATTGGAAGAATGGCGCAAGACAGCACCATGATCTACTTCCGCGACGTGCCTGACCTCGAAGAATACAACGCCCTGCCTATACGCATCACAGCGTCTTGTGGTGGTCGCGCTGAAGCCAACATTGAGCACGCCATCCGCATGCTCGTAGCTCACTGGTACGAAAACCGCAGGGCAGTAGTCACGGGCACCATTACGGCTCAAATACCTATGGCCGTAGAGTCCTTGCTAAATCCTATGCGAGTCATTGACATGCGGCCATGAACATCGGATTCCTCGATAGACGCATCTCTTTCTACGCGCCTTCCAACTCCATCAACAGCTATGGAGAGAAGACGGGTGGCGATAACTTGTACGCCACAGTGTGGGCGGCAATGGATCACAAGAGCGCGTCGAGCAGTATGGTGATGGAGCAAGAAAGCAGTGTCAACCACCTTGTGTGGCGCGTCCGTAGCTCCTCCACTACGCGAGCCATTACACCCAAGTACACCATCAGGTACGGCTCTGACAGCTACGAGATTTTGGCTATTCAAGAGGTAGGGCGCAACAGTGAGCTTCACTTTGTTTCACGTAGAGTCGTTTCAGAATGACACAGGTAACGGTGGAGGGCTTACCTAAGATTGTGGCCAAGTTGGAGAAGCTGGCCAAGTGGAACGAGAATGACCACAACGCATTGGTGGAAATCAACCAGCGCGTAGGTAACGTCTTTGCTATGTCCGCCAAGGCTAATGTTAAAGACTTTACTGGCGACATCAAGGTCTACGAAAAAACAGGGCGCGGATCAGGACGCAACCCAGGCAACCAAGCTGGTAAGGTGCGCATGGTCGTCAAGAAAGGTCAACTGCGCAGAAGCATTGGAGTATGGCAACCACGCAAGAACGAGACCCGCGTTTTGGCTGGGCCAATGACGAATACGATGGGCCGTCGTAAGACGCGCAAGAACGCAGACGGATGGTTTTCGCACATTGTAGAGACAGGACACTTCTTTGGCAAGCAAACAACGACCAGCAACGTTGGTGCATTTGGACGGAGTAAGAAGGCCACAGAGTCGCGTATGCGCAACCTTCATTTGAGATTGTTACAGAACCGCTTTGGAAAGTACATGAAATGAAAGTAGGTCTCGCCATACGCTCCTTGCTAGTCAATGACTCTGACGTCAATGCGATTGTTAGTGGACGCATATATCCAGAGATGGCCATTGAAGGCTCACAGACGCCTTATATCGTTTACAGCGTCATGTCTAACACGCCATCAAATACTAAAGATGGCACACCAGTAGACGAGGCAAACGTTGAAATCCTCAGCGTGGCCCGTTCATATTCAGAAGCCAATGACCTTGCCGACAAGGTGCGCGATGCGCTTGATCGTGTTGGCACCACAGTAAGCGTGGCAGAAGGTTCAATTGTCGTAAATTCCATACAGTACACAAACGAGATAACGCAGGTCACAGAAGACCGCAGCTTGTTTGCCTCAGTTCAAGATTATACCATCCGCATAAACCGCAACTCATGACAGAATTTTTGATTGAAAACTGGGGCGAATTGACGCTGGCCGTTCTCGCCCTCGTAAAGGTTATCGTGAATCTCACGCCAACCGAAAATGACAACAAGGTGTTTGGCTATGTCGACACCCTGATCAACCTCATCATTGCAGACCGCATCAAACCCTCCAACAAATAACCATGGCAGAAACTACTGGAGTCATCAATGGCTCTGACCTCCGCATCTTCCTGTCCTCTACTGACGACAGCGAAGTCTTGATTGATAACCTCACGGATTGTTCAATCAGCGTCACCACCGACTTGCGTGACACCACCACGAAGAACAACAACGGCTACCGCGCGATGTTGCCAGGCTTGAAAAGCGCCACCATCAACTTCACCGCGCTCTACGCTTCTGATGCCACCAACGGATACAACGAGCTTATCGCTTATCAGTTGGCTGACACGAAGATCTTCCTGCTGTTCACTCACGCTCCTGACGGAACGGAGAACGCAGGCGACGAGCGCTTTGACGTCTCTGGATACATTACGAGCTTGGAGTTGAGCGGAGGCACCGAGGACAATGGTACCTTCACTTGCACCGTTGAAGTTCACGACACGATTACTCGCGAGGCAATTCCAGCATAATTAACTTAGCTGCATGACAATTACTTTAGAAGGCAAGACCTTTCCAGTGCGCGCTTCGATGCGTGCCTGGAAGAACTTTGAAAAAGCCACAGGGTGCAAGGTGACAGGCATCGATGCCGATGACGTCACGAAGATGCCCGAACTCCTGTTCTACTTTGTCCAGGAGGGCTGTCTAAAGCAAGGCATGCAGTTCAAGATGGATGTTGACGAATTCTTGGGCATGATTGAAATCACGGATCTACCTGGTCTTGTTGCTGTCGTGGAGGAAGCCATGGGCGGCCAGCAAGAAAAAAAAACACAGGTGGAGACGGAGAGTCACGCGCTCTTGAATGGTACGAAATAGAACGGCTGGGACTAGGCCTTCTTGGTCTAGATCCCGACCGTCTCTATGACCTTACCTTCTCCGAATTTGGCAATGCCGTCCGCGGACGTTATGAGTTTCAGGAACACGTAGACCGTGGCGCCTGGGAGCGCACACGTTGGCAGACGGCATTGTTATTAAACGTTCACACCAAGAAAGGCAGTAAGATTCAACCAATGGATTTGGCCGTCTTTCCATGGGAAAAAACCGAACAGTCAAAGAAGCCGAAGGGCGATGGATTGGCTATCTTAAGAGCACTAGCACGCAATGGCAAAACTCGGTGACCTCATAGTCCGCATAGGCGCGGACACTAAAGACCTCAACAAACAGCTTGGCAGGGTCCAGCGCGAGATGCGCTCGATGACTGGCAACCTGACTCAGCTAGGTCAGAACCTGACGCGCGCCATCACTGTGCCCTTGGCTGGCCTTGGAGCGCTAGCCGTCAAGAGCGCGGCAGACCTTGAGAAGCTAGAGGCGTCATTTGTAAGCCTCACAGGAGGCGTAGATCAGGCGGCCGCTATGATGAAGCAGTTGAATGAATTTACTGCATCTACGCCCTTCCAAATTGAAAACGTAGCCAACGCGGCTCGCCAGCTCATCGCATCAGGCACAGAAATTGGAGAGGTCAACAACCAGCTTCGTTTCCTTGGTGACATCGCGGCCACCTCAGGCGTAACGATTGAAGAGATAGCCGCCATCTTTGCCAAGGTCAACGCCAAGGGTAAAGTGGAGTTGGAGAACCTAAACCAGCTAGCAGAGCGAGGCATTCCAATTTTTAAGGCGTTGGCTGACGCCACAGGGCTACCAGCGGACAGCCTAGGCGCAGGCGCTGTCAGCGTTAAGCAGTTCAATGACGTACTCAAGTCGTTTGCTGAGGAGGGCGGCTTTGCCGCAGGTGCCATGGAGCGCTTGAGCCAAACAGCGGCAGGTAAGTTTAGCACCGCATTAGACAACTTGAAACTTGCAGGCGCGGAAATTGGAAAGGAATTTTTGCCAAAAATCAATGAGCTACTTGATCGCGTCGTTTCATTGAGTCAAGCCTTTTCTAGGCTTTCTCCTGAAATGAAAAGTTTGATAGTAAACTTTAGTTTGTTATCTGGTTCCATAGGCCCTGTCCTAGTCGGCCTACCAAGCATTGTGCAACACATGAAGTCGCTTGGTAAAATCATTCAATTTGGCGGAATAGGAGTAGCAGCAGCAGCTTTCGCAGCCATTGCTGTTACCATTGTGAGCTTGCGCAAGGAGACGGTTACGATTAGCGACCGATTAGACAAAGCCCAAAAGAAAGCAAATACTGAAGCTGCGAAAGCAATTACCAACGTTAGGGTTTTAGTTGACGAATACAAGAAAGAACGGACTAGTCTAGAGAGAAAAGAGGAAATTTTAAGTACTTTAAAAACAATCAACAAGGACTACTTCGGAGATTTAAAAGCTGCCATAACAACAGTCGACGATTTAACTAAGGCCACGAATGACTATGTAGCTAGTATCAAAGAACAATCACGGCAGAAGGCTCTAATGGATGCTCAACAAGAGCAGTTGAATGCCGTTGCGAAGGAGCAGAAGAGATTGTTGGATTTAGAGCGCGAGCGTATTACAGTGCTTGATAGGCTTGGTTTGACGATGGAAAACATGGGTAGCCCTCACGCCCAGGTTGAAGCGATAGAAAGACTTGGTGGATTTTTTGGACCTGGTGCTCGATTAGTTGCAGACCTGAATCTCCTAAATACCAAAATCAAAGTCAGCGGAGAAAGGATTGACACAATGGTCAATGATTTGCATGACTTTGCTTTGGCGTATGATTTGACGGTACAACCAGTTGAAAGGACAACCAAGGCGATTGATGATTCAAATACAGTTATTGAGGACACAAGAAATAATGTTTTCTGGCTTTTGGTTCAATTGAATCAAATGGATTCCATTAAGGTGGACTCTTTGCTTCGCATGTTAGAAGGCGTCAAGGTCAAATTACAGGAAGTAGGAGACGTTGCTAAAGAAACAGGCAACGAAATTGAATCGGCTATCCAAAATGCTGTAAGCGATTCACTCGTCGCCCTTGGTGAGGGCATCGGCAAATTGCTGTCAGGAGGTTTACAAGGCGTCAACTTGATGGCTGGCGCTCTCATGCAACTGGGCAATTTGATGAAGTCCATTGGTAAGGCGATGGTCGCCCAGGCAACTGCCATGATCACCTTTCAAAAGACGTTGTTTAAGAATCCATATCTAGCAGCAGCGGCAGGTGTTGCCTTCATTGCGGCAGGAGCTTTATTGTCCAATTACGCCACTAACTTGCAGGAGATGCCAGCTCTCGCAGAAGGTGGCCTCGCCTACGGAGCTACCACCGCCATCGTCGGTGACAACCCTAACGCACGCATCGACCCTGAAGTCATTGCGCCACTGTCGAAGCTCCAAGATATGATGGGCGGACAGCGCGTCGAGGTGTTTGGTCGCATCAGTGGCGACGACATCTACTTGTCCAACGCTCGCACGAGCCGCAATCGCAACCGCTACTCATGAGTTACATTTACGCGCAAGGCACGTGCAAGGGTCAGAATGGAACGTCGTACATCATCAGCATCATTCACGACGTCGCAGGCACAAATCTAGACACCACTTTCAGCCTAGATGCGTCAGGCTTCGTGCTGGAGTATGGAGGCGAAAATGACATGTACCTCGTGCCAGGCATTATACACTCGACCTGCACGATTAACATGCTGTTTCAAAGCGACGAGTTCACCGCTCTTAACACCTTTATCTCTGACATCACAGACGCAGATGATGGTGAGTTTCTTTTGCGCGTTGACTCAGGTTTGGCGAATTGGGTTGGTGTCATCT